TTTTTAAGAAAGTTAATTAATTCAAATTTTTTAATAGCTTTGTTTGATTTTTTTATAAATCGTTCGAATGTTTTATATTTAAATACTATTTTATCATCAAACAGATACCACATGTCCGCCTCAACTTGCGATGAGTTTTCTGCTTGTTGTGTCTCTTGAGTAAACTGTATCATCATATCTTTAAACTCTTCTTGTGCTTCTGCCTCTTCATCATAGCCTTCTATATCTTGTTGCATAGTTTTAAGAGTAATCAAGAATTGTCTAAAATCTCTATCTTTTAGTTTTTGCCAAACAATATCTGCTTGATCAAATAAAGATTCTGCAAACAGTTGTTGTTGGTTACATTGTTTACCTGTTAGTTCTATAGTTTTCTTTTCAATCGTAAGATAATAAATTGGAGGATTTGTTTTTAATCTTTGAAAAGAATCTACCTTGGGTACATACGAAGCTGTATCAATTCCATGTTTTAAAGTTTTACATAATTCTGCATTACAATGATTCTTCATAGGTAAATCAGAACATTTGTATGCGTAGTCTTTTTTCTCATATTGTTTTATGAGTCCTTGCACTTCATGTTTTGGTAAAGGTTCATTAAACTCTTCGTTTCTATCCCACACTTCTTTTTGCCAACCGTCTGGACTTTTCTTTTTCGCTAAGGTTGCAAAGGCAGTTAAAGCATTATTACGATAACCACCTTCACAACCATTACGAATTAAGGCTTGAAGACACGGCGGGTACTGGTCAAAGCCTTCTTCCGCAATATGTTGATCCTGCACTTGAATTGCATGGAATTGTTCTGTTGTTAGACGATACTGTTGTATCCACTCAAACCAATCACTAATCGTGATCCCTGTTCCGTTGTCGTTGAGCGCGTATCGAGTAGTCCTTACGGCCTGTTGATAGGGTATATTTAACCAATTTCCTAAGTCATTCTTATGAACTTTGATTTGACGTTGTTTTGGAAAGATTTCACAGTTAGATAGCCCTAGATCGGTCGCTAATAGCCCTAATTTTTCGATCATGTCAGATGCAGGGATTGGGGTCAAAACATGCAAGAATAGGTGTATACCGCCTGATTTGGAGCGATATGGCACCATAGGATAGTTTCTTTCCCTTATTTTTACTAATAATTGTCTAAAATCCTGGTCATACTTGTCTACATCAATACAACCCCAAAAACAGGTGTTGTCTTCTCGTATAGGTATGACACCTAAATTAATCTGTCCGTTTAAATGTTGTTGAAATAATTCTTTTGTGACAGGGGCCCGCTTAGTTGTAGCGCGCCCCTTTTCTTTTCCAGTTCTATTATCTTTCAAACCTTCAAGAAAGTACTCACCATAAGCACTATCAAGACCTTGAAAGACCTCTATGAACTTGTCCAGCATTAAAATGGCTGGTTTGTATTTCCCTGCATAGTAAGATCGTTTTCTTCTTCATGTTTTACCACTACACCTTTTGCGCAAGTTTTATAAAACTCCGACGCAGTTTGTAGTACTAATTCATTTTCAACCCTACCCGCATGATTGATTATCCAACTAGTCCAAGAACCTTTTGAATTGGTTTCTTGAGTTGTTGAAAGTCTATAAGAATTAAAAAATGATGGTTGACTTAATAAGTCCCCTTTCGAATTTTTAATTTTTGGCATAGCTTTCATCATAGAATTCCATTTTCTAGATTTCTTTGATTGTGTTCTTGACATTGTAATAAGCCCAGTTGTATCTGGTGTGCCATCCTCATTTAATACCAAAACAAAATGATAGTTGGTCCCTTCAATATAGTTACCGCTAGGCAATACATCTCTGTTATCCATACTTCTAGTTGTCTTTGATAAAATATCAGAATCAGCAGGATAGCTTGTTACAGGAGCCGTTTGACCTTGACCCCTTTGCTGCCATTCCACATATTCAAATTTATAAAAACAAGGAACACATAAGATACCTTTAGAACCATCATACAATTTTTTTGTAATTGTATTTGCGATCATTCCTGTATCAGCACCTTCAATGTATTTCTCATTCATCTTTTTACGTTCTGGCGATGCATCAGATATCAATTTGATAAAAGGCATCGACATATTATCGGAGGTAATATTTTCCAATCCAGCACCTCCAAACTCATCTAAGTAGTTTGTAGCTACAGAGAAGTTAGGCTTCTGTATTACTTCAGCCTTACTGGACTTCTTTTGTACTTGTGACATACGTTTCCTTATTTTATAGTTGTTGTGTTAGCTATATAAACTCCAAACATTTCATCAGGTATATCTCTACCTTTCTCGGTCATATCTTTTATCCAAGATGATAGAGTTGAGTGATGAACGCCTTCTTTAAAGTTTGGATTCATACCATTATCACGCAAAGACGCTAACATGTTTTGCGCTTTGTCAGTCTCGCCCATTCCAAAACTAGCTGACACTTCAGTTTTGATAATATCTCCATGGCCTTCTTTTCTTAACCAATCATGAGCTTGTGATTGATTAGCCTTAGAAATATGCCCTCTATACTTCAGATCATATCCAATAGTACCAAAGGGAGTTTTTATAGCATCTACACCCATTTCTTGAAGAAAATTAGGAATTTGTTCTTCAGATAAAAGTCTAGCTTTTTCTTTCAATTCCTTTGTTTTCTTTTCAGATTCTTCTATAGCCTTCTTAGTATCAACTAAGTTTCTAGCCATATCAACAAGTGTTGATGTTTTTTCTTTATCCACTTTTTCAAGTGCTTTTATTATAGGATCTACCATTTTTTCTCCTTTGATTTGTAATTAAACTATTGATTTTCTTTGTCAAGTAAATTAAAAACTTTTTTGTGGTAGCTAAGTATAAATTTAAGACTGAACCGTTTGATCACCAACGTAAAGCATTAGAGGCTTGTTGGAATAAAGAGTCGTACGCTTTATTTATGGAGATGGGTACAGGTAAAACAAAAGTACTTATTGATAACATAGGAGTTTTATACACAACACAAGATATAGATAGTGCTCTTATAATAGCTACTAAATCTGTCTATACTATTTGGGTTAATGATGAGATTCCAAAACATATTAACATACCTCATGAAGTTTGTTTATGGAAACCTACGTTAGAAAAAACAGTAAAAAAATTTATTCAAACACCTTCTCAAAAATGTAAAATATTAGTTATGAACGTAGAAGCCTTCTCAACTAAAAAAGGATATAATATTGCTTGTGATTTTTTACATAAACATGATGCGTTAGTTGGTATAGACGAATCGTCTACAATTAAAAATATCAAAGCTATGAGGACTAAGAATCTTATTAAGATTAGACCACTTGCTAAATATAGACGTATACTAACGGGTACACCAATTACTAAATCACCAATTGATATTTATAGCCAATGTGAATTTTTAGATCCTAAGCTTTTAAATTTCCCTACATTTACTGCATTTAAAAATAGATATTGTATTTTTGAAATGATGCATTCATATGGAGATAAACAAATAGCCATACCAGTGGGTTTTAAAAATCTTGAAGAGTTAGAAAATAAAATAAAACAATTTTCATTTAGAGTACGTAAAGACGAATGTTTAGATTTACCTCCTAAATTGTATCAAAAACGTGTAGTTCATTTAACAGATGAGCAAAGAATTTTATACAATGAATTAAAACAACAAGCACATACTAATCTACAAGGTGATTATATGACTGTTAATAATGCAATGACTGAAATAATAAGACTACATCAAATTACTGCTGGTTTTTTTAAAGGTGAATCTTCTATTATTAAAAAATTAGAAAACAATAAGATGAAGACTTTGTTTGAAATATTAGATGAATCAGATGCTAAAACAATTATTTGGGCTAACTGGGTGCACAACATAGAAGATATTACTTCAGAGCTTAGACAAAAATATGGGCCTGAGTCCGTGGTCAATTTTTATGGTGCCGTTAGTAGTGAAGATAGATCTAAGGCTATTAAACTATTTCAAAACGATCCTAAATGTAGATTCTTTGTAGCCAATCCATCTACAGGTGGTTATGGTTTAACTCTTACAGCTGCAACATTAGTCATATATTATTCTAACAGCTTTGATGCTGAACATAGATTGCAATCTGAAGAACGAGCACATCGTATAGGTCAGACTCAAAAAGTTACTTATGTAGATTTAATTACTGAGGGGACTGTTGATGAGAAGATTGTTCTTTCTCTAAAGTCGAAGTTTCGTCTTTCTGCTCAGACTCTTGGTGAAGTTGTTCGGACTTGGTTATAGCAAGATAGTCATCATATTTTTTCCACCAATCTTTTTTAGCTTGTTCATATCTATCTCCAAATACTTCAAACTTTTGAAATAATAATCCTCTAGTACACATCAAAACTACACCGCCTTCGATTGGTCCGTAGTGTTCTGAGTGTGCTTCTCCATATGCTGCTAACTGCGTATAGTAATCTTGTACTTTAGAATAGTGTTCTTGAGCAGGTTTGTTACTTTGTTTAAAGTCGACGATAACAGGTTTACCATTATAAACTGCAACAAGGTCAGTTGCACCTGCATACTTATCAGTATGTCTTAAAGATATTTCAGACCCCCACACTTCTGTGATAGGTTTGAAACCATGTTTAACTATCTCTAATGCCATTAATCTAGCTTGTTGTCCTTGAGGAGATAATGATTCGTATCTCTTTCCTTCAACATAGTATTCTAAATATTTATGCATCTCAGTACCAATTAAAGATGCTTCGTTTTTTATTCGCTCTGCTTCTTCAATACCAATTTTTTCTTGCCATTTTTTTAACCATTCTTTGTCTTTGGTTTTATCTAAAATTGTTGTAACTGAAGGTAATTTTTTTTCACCAACTAAATAAGAGCGTCCTGTCTTTTTAGTTTCTCTATCGTAATGTTCGTAGTCGTATTTTTTTGTAAGCACACAGTAGATATACTACATATGGTTTGAAAGTACAGCTAAAAGAATTGCACCCATACCACAAATAATAAACTTTTCCATTCTAGCAATTCTAGCTTCCATTCTATCTATTCTTTCAAATGTTTGTTTCTGCATATACCTACAAATTTTTTCATGATGTTCTATTTTTTGTAGTGCAGATTTTTTAGGCATTCTGTCCCCTTCTAGTTGCAATCAATTGACCTAATTCATCTCTAGGAAATGCTGCTTGATAGTCTTGGGGTGCTATTTGCGCTGTCATTTGCGGTGCTTGTTGAGCTACAGGTAATCCTGGTAATTTAGGTAATGCTGCTGTTAGTGGGCCTTCGTCCATGGTCTCAAGTCCTTGAGCCATAATTTGTGCTTCATTTTCATTTACAGGTGCACCACCTATAATTGAAACAACGTCCTCCATTTCTGGTGGAGGTAATACTCTTGCTAAATCTTTTTCTGGTACTTCAGGAAATAACCTTTCGTAGTCTTCTTTATTCATGTTTAAATCTTTTGGCGGAGCCGAATCATATTGCATGTTAATTAGTCTTTCTAATAATTTTTGAGTTCCTACGTCATCTCCACCATAAGCAATAGGATCATTAGGATACTCATTACCAAAAGTTGAAATCATATCAATAATAGCTCTGTTCATTAAAGGTAATCCAACACTAGGTATTTTACCTTCATCTAATAATTGTAAATATGTTTTAAATGTTGAGCCTACCTTATCCATTACTTTAGGTGATGATAAAATTCTATTGGCTCTGTTACCTAAAAACAACATTAAAGCTGTACCAGGTAAACCCATGCCATACATAGCTCCTGCCGCACCAATAGAACCAGGCCCTGTTAATACAAGTCTTCTTGCTAAAAACGTAGATGCATTTGGAATATCATAACTATTTAGTGCGTCAACGTAAGTTAATAACTCATCAATTTTGTTAGTCATTTTTTTTCCTGCTTGTTCTCCAAAAATCATATTAATTTTATTTTTGTATTCATTAGTAGGAAATACTAATTTTCTAAATTCATCAGGATCAAATTTTAAATTACCATAATATGCAAAGTCTTGACCAATATCTGCACCTTGTTTTATCTGATCTAACGTTCTACCTGGAAGTCTTTGCAACTCCATTTGCTTTTCTTTACCAAGCATTTGTTCGATAAAACTATCTCCTTGCGCTACCTTAAATGATTTTTGATATGAATCTGCAAGATAAGAACTGAACAATCTTCTTAATGAATCATTACCTGCTTTAGTTCCTTTTTTAACAAATTCAAAACCTTGTGTTTTAGGATTAAATTTATAAACATCAGCTTCTACTAATTTTTGTAAATCAGTTATAGCATCAAAACTCTGTCTCCCAGCTCCTGATTGAAATACGTTTTTTGAAATCATTTGAGCTAATTGATCTTTATTTATTCTTCCTGATTCAAAAAAACCTGCTAATTGTTTTTCACTAAATAAATTTTTATCAAATGCGTTTGCAAATCTATTAGCTAAAGCAGTTTGAAATGAAACAATATTAGTTTGATAAAAATTATTAGCATCTAATAATTGAGTTCTTAATCTTTTTATTGCTTCCTCATTTAACTTCATGCCTCTCGCACCTTCAATATCTCCTATTTTAACTTTAGTAGGATCTGCAGGTTGTAAAATATTATTAGCAATGTTTGCATCTTGCGGTGGATATTTTAAATAAATTTCATCAGCTGGATTTAACTTGGTAGAAGAAAAATCTTTTTCTAAAGCTTTTTTCATATCTTTGTATGTACCAATCAACTCTAAATTTTTAGGAGAAGTTGCTACAGCTCTGTTTAACATTATCTGTAATTCTAAAAATTCATTAGGTGATATTTTTCTATTTGCTTTTACTAATGATTCGTAAGCTTGTCTAAATCTACCAATTGGAGTTTGTAATAAATCATTGTCAATTGTCATTTTAAACTCTGCTGGTGAAAAATTGTTAGCTAATAAAGAATTATAATATTTTCTTGAAAAATTAAGATCTATCATCATAGGGTCACCAAATTGTTTAGACATAGATCTAAAACTTTCATACATAGAATCAGATACTCCTCTAAATCTTACAAAGTTATCTCCCATTTGTTTTGCTATATCATCTGATACTGTAGCTAATTCAGCCATATGCATATTGGGTTGCAAATTAAAATTCTTTTCAAATGCTTGAGTAAACTCTCTGTACCTTGATTCTTTTGCGGCTAAAGCAGGATTACCTACAAAAGGTAATTGACCAAATACTTTGTTAAATGCTTTAACGACTCTACCACCAATTGATGTTGGATCAGCCATTTCTAAATAAGATGCTTCCAATCCATTATTTTGTGCTATTTGTTTTATAGTTTTTGCGTAGTCTCCTTCTAAACCTAAAAACTTTCTTACTAAATGACCCGCACCAAATGCAGCAGGAGCTAATAGTTCTGCGCCTCCGTTCCAAGCAAGTCCAACAGCAAAATCATCAGCTGCTCTTAAAAAAGAATTGTTTTCTAAATCTTCTTTATAGCCTGCAGAAGTTATGCCTTCCTTAGCTCTAATAATATCATCGGCTACATCATATGCTAAACCACCTGCAGAATACCCTAATGATCCTGCTACTACTGGTCTTAAAATTGCAGATACAGGCTCAGGTAAATTCTTAGCAGAGTTACTTAAATTTTTAAGAGTAGATGCAAATTGATTAGTGCTTTTCTTAGAGAAGACTTGTTTTAGTTTACCAATTTGACCTGAATACTTACTTGGATTTACTAAAACTTGTGCTAATCTTTTACGGTCCATCATTAATTGTGTAGCAAAGAAACCCATATCAAATATTGTTTTTACCGTATCTCTGTTTAAAATATCTCCTGTTTTAGCTCTTATAGGGTCTTCTTGATAAGATTTTTCTTTTGCTAATTCATCAGCAACTTGTGATTGTCTTTCTAAAATTTCACCAATTGGTTTTGTTTGTAATACACCTTTCTTTTGAAGACCATCTAATATTTGTAAACGATCTTTATCAAGAGCTCTCAAATCGAGTTGGTTAGAATTTATTAAATCTGCTACTTCTTGCGGGGTCATTCTTTAATAATTCCTTGTAAGTTGTCTTCATTAAACATTTTACCAAATACATCAACATCCTGATTATTTTCAGGAGTATATCCATCAACAAATTTATTTATATTTTCTTGATTTTTATCAATCATTTGTTGTGCAAAATCTTTATCAATAGCGTCTAGTTCCATTGGATTGTAATAGTAAACATCTTTCCATTGATTTCTAATACCACCTAATCTATTTTTAAAAGTTTCATTTACAGTCTTGTAAGCAGTTAAAATTTCTAAGGGGTTTTGATCATAGAAAGGAACATAACCAACAGTACCGCCTAACCTTTTTTCAGCTCTTTCAATATCGGCTACAGCCAAACGGTCTTTGTCTTTAAGTGTTTGTGCCAATGAATAAGTAGATAAAAGCTCTAGTGTTTCTAACAATGCTTGTGCTTGAATTTCTTCTGAAGCTGAATCTAAATCTTGAGCTTTATCTTCAATTTTTTGAAATATACTAGTTAGTTTTTTATCTACACCATCTTCTACTTCACCAAAAGTTTTGTAATTTTGAAAATTAGTTTCTTCTCTATCTTTTAATTTTAAAATAGTTTCTTTATAAGTTTTAGATCCTGTAGCAATACTAGCTAGCTCACCAAATTTAAGTGTAAGTTTTTTCCAACCTCCTTGTACACCAATAAGGTCAGGGTTTTCAGCTGCAACTTTAATAAATAAATTAGTATATAAATCACCTGATTTAACAGCTTTATATTCATTTAGTATTTTTGCTTTATTAGCAACATTATCAGCAATTGGAGCTTGACCAATTACCATGCTAGGTTCAATTCTTATTTTTTCAGGCTTGTCTCCAATCATTTCATAACCTATGTAAAACCCTTCTTCAGTTTGAGAAGCTGGTATAGGATCAGATATGTCACCGTTAGGTTTTTTATATCTAATTTTTATTGAAGGTGCTTTAATTTTTGTATTTTTTCTTTTTGCATTTGTTTGTAATAAAACTTTTGCTAAACCTAATTCCTCTTTTTCTCTTTCTCTCTCAAGTGCAATTGCCATAGGAATTACATTTTTACCTGCTTGACCAAGAACATCCAAAAATCCTGGTATACCTGATTGCATACTTTTTCCAGATAATAAATTAGATGCTAATTGAAGTAATAATAATTTTCCAGATTTGTTATATCCTCTTTCACCCATAACCTCTTTCGCAGCATCCATAGCTGCAGACAATTCAGTCATTTTACCTTGTTTTCTTGCTTCTGCCTCTAAAGCATTAAATACTTTTTCTGAATTTTTTATACTTTTTTGTTGATTATCTACTTGAACAATCGCATCGTTTTGATTTGTTTCGGGTTGTTTATTTTCAACTTGAGTAGGTTCTTTTTTTACTAATTCAGATCCACCTTTTTCTACAACTTCAGGCCCTGTTTCTCTGTCATCAACCTTAACTTGATCTTTAAATTTATCAAATAATCTTTGAGTAAGTGGTGTGTTTAAATTTAATTTTTTTGCTTCTTTTAATAAGTCTACAGTAGACGGACTATCTGGAACCTCATCATAGTCTTGTATACCTTCATAAGGCCCTCGTACTTGTCTCATTAACTCAGCTCTATCTTTTACAGATTGAGGAGTAAATGTATCTGCTATTGAATACATAACAGCAGGACCAGCAATAGGTAATGTATATGGATTTGTCAGACCCATTACACCTAAAGTTCTCATTGGTAATTTTTTTGCAAACTGTGAATATGTTTTTGGATCTTTAATTTGATTCAAAGCAGTTATTCCTGCTTGTTTTAACCCAGCAGACGTAAAAGGTGATTGAGGAACCATTCCTCCACTATTAAGTTTAAGGATACCTTTTATATATAATTTTCTATCTTTTAACTTTGCCATTGTTCTCCTTAATTAGGAGCCAACGCAGCATAAGCTCCTATACCAGTTCCTACTGCTTGAGCAAAAGGTGAAGCTGTTGGTGCGAAGCCCTGAGTTACTGTAGATTGTGTTGAAGGTGCCCCTCTTTGAATATCAGACACAAAAGACAATCTTTGATAAGGATCAGTAATTGCTTGAACTTTACTTTGTCTATCCGCTTCAAGTTGTGCTTGAGTTACTCCTCTTTCCAATCCTCCTGCTGCAAATAAAGTACTAATGTCTCCTTGTTGCTGTCTCATTTTTGCATCAGCCGCAGCTAATCCAGTTTGTGCTTGTAATTGTTGTCCTTGTTGAAATGCACCTAGAGCTCCTTGAAATGCTCTTCCTTGTGCCATTCCAATTTCTGATAATCTTGCTCTTTCCGCTTCTGCTCTTTGCACTCCTTCTCTTCCACCGCCAAAAGCTCCAGCAGAAATTGCCTGGTTAGCAACTCGTTGTTGGCCTAGTTGTGCTTGTCGATTTATTTCATCAGTTATAAAAGATTGATAAGGATTAAAATAATTTTGAAATTGTTGTGATGAAGGATCTAACGCAGCAGCCGATTCAGCAGCAGCAATAGAAGATAGACCTGCACCTGTCCCTTGACGAGCTTGAGTAATACCTTGTGTTTCTGCCCCAGTTAATCCAGCTACTTGAAAATCAGGTAACCCTAATGGTTTGTCCGCAAGTTTACCTGCAGCATCCATAAGACCTAATCTTCTAGCTTCTATTTCTGGTGCTTCCCTAATAGTTTGTACGTTTGTAGTGTCCGCGGGTGTACCGCCTCCACCTCCTCCTCCTGACATTATGCGTGCCCTCCTATAAATTTATCCATTTGTACGTGATTAAATTGAAAACCTAAAGGTTCTAACATTTTTTTCCATCCTGGTCTTCCATACACTTCAATTTTCTTACAACCACAATTTTCAAATGCCCATTTTTCAAATACATTTATTTTATCTATCCACTGAGGTAAATCATTACCAGTTGCAATGTTTACAACTCCAACATTATAGTTTGGATATTTAACTATTTCTGAAATACAAACTCCTTTAAAATTATCTTCTTTGTCTACAGTGACCCATAATTGTTTTTTACCTTGCTTACACATTTCTTTTATATGTTGATTGTCCATCAAAGTTTTTCCTTCATGATTTCTCTCTAAAGCAGATTGAACTTTATCCTTAACTAATGGCCACACTTTATCTATCTCTTCTGGTTTGAATTGTATTAAATACATTAAGCACTTTCCGCTAGTTTTTCTAATTCACTCATTTGACTATAAAAAAACTTAGCTCCTAATTCTCTTTGTTCTTGTTTATTTTTACCACCCATTGCTTTACCAGCACCTAATACTGACTTAGCTTTAGTTACAAATTCTCCATCTGCTAACTGAGCTAGCATAGTGTCCTTGCTCCCTGATCCTTTGCCTGTTTCATCAGTAACCATTTTACCAGAAGTTCTTTTGTAATTTGATGTATCATTCTCATCTCTTTTTAATTTAGATGGTAACACATCAACTAAATCACCTTTGTTAAACTCTTGAGTTCTAGGTTCATTAGTTGCTCTTGATCTAAATGTATCTAATATATTTTGAAGTGCAGGAGGTGGTGGAGCTTGAGGTATTCTCACATCCTCTCCTTGTTGCTGTCCCATTAAACCCATAATACCTTCTATTTCACCTACGTCCATTTCAGTTTCATTCGTCATTTGTGTTAATGCTTCCTTAGCTTTTTGAACATCAGCGATAGTCAATCTATCTTTGTCCCTCATAGTGGTTGCATATTCAATTGCAGTCTTATCAGGGTCTTGTTTAAATTTCATAACAAAATCTCTTTTAATTCTTTCAGGTAATGCTGTTGTAAGTTCAGCAGCCATAGGAGTTACATTTGTCATTTTTGAAACTGGAGTTTTACCAGATGGAATTGATTTCCTCATAGCACCTCTCATAGATTTTTTATCTGGGTCTAAAAAAGATTCCTTAAATCTTGCTTCTAAAGCTGCAACAATCCCTGGTCCGTCGTCCATGCTTTGTTGTTGCATATCGTATTGTAACATTTCATCGTCTGGTGACATCATAGTTGCATCCGCAATACCACCTTCTTGTAAACCAGAATAAGGTGACCCTTCAGGATACTGATCTGTATCAGGGCCGTATTGACCTGAACCTGGTTGAAACATTTCTGGATTAGCTGCATAATATTTATTAAATCCTGGATACTTTGGATCTGGTGGATCTTTAGGGTCGAATAATCCTGCAGCGTAAGCAGCACCCCCCAGACCAGCTGATCCTAATCCAACTCTAAATGATGAAATTTCTCCAGGCTTACCTCCTGGTTTTAAAAATGGTTTTTCAATTGCAGTAAATGCTTTTTCTAATTTTTGACCCATGGTTAAATTTTTAGCTGTAGGTGTAATTGCGCTTTTATATAATTCAGGTTGAACTGCGCCTTTCATTAAAGCTGTTTTTGATGGAGCTGTAGCTAATTGTTTACCACCTTCTGCAGCTAATTGGTTTATACCTTCGCTTGATCCAGGCATTTTAGCACCGCCAAGGACTGCGGCTATCGCTGTATCTTTAATTGTTGATTTTAAAAGGTCAGATCCTCTTTTACCTTGTAATGCATTGACACCTCCTGATATCAAAGCGGCCATCATTAATGGATGCATATTTTTTAAGCTCCTGTTGTAAATACGTATTTATTTAAATTTACTCAATTTTAGCGCATTCGTCAATGAACTTAGCTCGAAAAGGATAGTTGCCATGATGAGTAATTTCAGAGTCTATAAGAGCAAATATACGTCCTCCTGCCTTCCTATAACGGTCGCAGAAAGCAAAGTCTTCGCCTATTATTTGACCTGTTTTCTTAATGAATTCAGTGTCCCAAAAGTTGTATGAATGCTCCATGTTTTTAGTTGTTTCATTAACTAAATGATTCTGTCTAACTTTAAGCTCAGGATAGTACTTAATCATTCTTTCAAAAGCTTCTCTCTTAATTAACATACAACCAGCAGGCCCTCTTTTAATTTCCATCCAACCCTCAATACTTTCAAAGTTATCTTCATCCATAACTTGTATAGGAAAGTGATACCCTCCTTTATTTACAGGTATCTTATGTTTCTCATAAAGTTCTTTTGATTTTTTCCAGTCCATCCATTTCATAGGATAAGGTATCAAAGTAACCTCTTCATCAGCCTCAACCATTTTAAAAATATCTTGTTCATTAAATTGTATATCAGTATCTACAAATAACATGTGGGTACAGTCTGAACTCAGAAACCCTGCAGTGCAACCGTTTCTACCAAAGGTTACAATAGAACTTTTATGTAAATGTAAAGTAATACCCGTTTTTCTTTTATGGCACTCTGCTTGTAAAGAAAAAATAGATTTCATGTAATGTATATCTACAAGACCAGTAGTTGGAGAGGTCACATATAACTTAGTCATGTTTTATAAACTCATCCATGTATCTACCAATATATTGGTGCTCTCCCACATGCATTATATATTCATCTACAATAGCAAATATTTTACCATTTACTTCTCTCCAAAGTTTACAAAAACCAAAATCTTCTCCCATGTAAGTTTGAGTTTCTTTATCATGAACAGTATCGAAAAAATTATAATAATTATCTTTTTCTTCATACTCACCATTTATAACTGATTTTTGTTTTATTTTTCTATCAGGAAATGCCTTAATCAATTTATTAAATACAGAACGTTTTATTAATAAACAACCAGCAGGCGCATGAGTTATTTCTATGATTCCATTATTAACAACAATATTACTCGCATCTTCTAACCTTACTGGGTAAGAACATACTCCTGTTTCCATGTCTGCATCTGTTTTTATAAAACCTCTTTCAAATCTTTCTTTGAGTTTTGACCATGATATACTTTTTAGGGGATAAGGTACGCAGATAACATCTTTATCAGCTTCTATCATTTTTTTTATTACATGCGGACCGATTGCTATATCAGAGTCTAAAAATAATAAATAATCTGCTTTTGTTTCTAAAAACGAAGCTACCGTTAAATTTCTTCCTTGAGTAATTAAAGAAGATTTATGCATAAGAAAAGATACGCTATCACCATTTTTTAAAAATTCTTTTTGTATCTCAAGTAAACATTGAGTGTAGTGAATTGATACCTCTGAATGAACAGGCGTACCTACGCATAGTCTTATCTGTTGTTCTTCTCTAAAACCTTCCATTAAAACTTCAGAAGTTGTTTTTTCTTTATCGAACCAAATAGGCTCTGCTGGATCTTGTGAGGACACATTAATCTCCTTTATTGTTTGATAGGTATCGTTGTTAGCCCAATTTTTACTTTTTTGCATTAATTACGTTATATAAAAAGTTATTCCATTCCATAGCTCTTTTATCCCAATTATAATATTTTTTATAAAAAGCTTGTTGCATATCTAAACTATCTTGAATAGTTCCTTCATGTAATGTTTCAGCAGCCATTTCAATAGCTTTAGCAAATGTTTGAGATAATATTTTTAGATCTTTTGTGTAAGTTACATACATAGGAAACTCTGCACATGTTTCATATAATGCTCCAAAATTAGTAACAATAGAATATAGTCCAGCAGACAAAGATTCAATGGCAGATATACAAGATGTTTCTTCAAAGATACTTGGATATACATACATATTGTATTTATTTAAATTTTCTAAAATATAATTGTTTGGTTTATAACCAATATAATTAGTATTAGATAATTCTGAAGCTTGTTTATATAAAGGAACATAAGTATGATCATTATGTTTTTTAAATTCTTCGCCGTACACTTCTGTTGAACTATACACATCTAATTTTATTAATGGATTTTTTACTAACTGCATTGCACCTAATAATACACTCAAACCTCTCCATGGTGTATTTTGATGTATAATTTTTATCGGATCTCCTTTTTTATATATTTTTCTTTTAGGAAAACTAGTGCAACCGTTTTTTATTACATGACATTTTTCAGTTGGTAAATCAAACATCATTCTAAATTTTTCGTATGTCCAATTACTATTAAACACATACCAATCATATTTATTATGGTTTGTTTTTTGATTAAACCAAGGAGCAATATTAGGTTGATCGTATGAATTTTTTTGCCAAAGTATATTTACTTTAGTTGTATGTAATGGAATTTTCTCTGGTACAGAAGTTGTAATCTGTACTTGATCTAATAATTTTTTGTCAGCGTATTGATCTAAAAAACTATGTTGTAATTCCGTTCCACCTTGGGGGTTCATTCTTTGGTTTTACCAAATACTTCTAAAGATGCAACAGTTATTTCGAGGTCTTGTTGAAAATCATCTTTAATAGTATCAGTATTGGGATCAGCAACATCAACATCAAAATCAGCTTTGGTATCATAAATTTTACCTGTTCTTTTGTTTTTTACAATTTCTTTTGCTTGAGCAGGTATTCTAATTATATCTTCACTCATTGTTTCCTTCCTTGTCTATTATAAGGTTTATAGTCTCTTTTTTCATTTTTGTTAAGTCTCTTCTTATGGGTACGAGGTCTCTTTCTAGGTTTAGGTCTAGGAGTAAAACTTACAAATTTTTGTTTAGCCATTTTCTTGAGATCTATCTATTAGTGCATAACTTACAACACCTGTAATTTCATTTGCTGTACCAGCTTGAACTTTTAAAATGTCGCTTGCTTCAAGACTCAATACCTCTTCAACTAAATTAGTTGTGCCCTTATTTAAAGTAGCGTGAGATATTACGACATCAGATCCACCTGATTTTTGTAAGATTAAATCTGTATCTACATTAGATGCAGTATTATGAGTAGCTTGAACTAATTTTACTAAAGCAGTAGCATCTGAAGGACACGTTAAAACTGCAGTTGCGTTGGTTGTTGTTAAATTAAATGTATCGCTTTTGTATCTAATTGTCATGACATAAAATAATTAAACGAATCTTGTTCATTTTTCAAGTCTGTTTGATAAGATGTGTTTAATTGGTTCTCCACTGTTGCTATTGCTTGGTTAATTTGTCTAAATCCTTCTTCAGTATACTCTTTAGGAGGTTCTGGAACATATACGTTTATTTTTGCCATTATCTTCTTCCATCTACATTTACATCTGCTCTGAAAGTTCCAAATCTCCAAGTCTCGTTATTTGCAGTGTTTTCAATTTTTAAATTAGCTAATCTACCTCTAGCTCTAGTATCAATTTTTTGTGTAGATGAATTGATAGTAAAAGGCCCTAATGAAGAAGAGGCATTTGCGTCAATAGGAAAATCTTTAAGGTTTATTGTAATTATTGCATTACCTTGCAAATTTTTGAAATCTGGTAGAAATCTACTTATTCTCATTAGAAATTGACCGTCACCTTCTTGAGGTAAATCAAAATCTCCTGATTGTATAAACGCTGCAATTGGAGTTTCTGTTCCATTTAAATCTACGATATTAGTCCCCGTTTCTTGTGAAAAATATTTACTTGCACCAAAAGTATTTGTAGCTCCACTTAAACCTGCAAAAGTAGGTGTTGCAGTTGAATCGTATTCAGTCGCATAAGGTAAGTCATATGTTGATGCATCGTGATAAGTGCTTCTAGCTAATGTCATAATTGACCAAGTATTCTCTACATAGTTATAAACTACGGATCTATTATTTTGAACAGCTGGATTTACTAAAGGTTTACCTGATGGGTAAAACCATATTATTTCGTTGAATAAAGAATTATGTGAAGCGTATATAATTTCATTAGATGAATAATTTACACCAATATTATCTCCATTTGTAGTAAAAACAAAGTCTTCAACTAAAGAAGGTAATAGTTTAACTGTTCCGTCGTATTTAAAAAACCCTCCACCTGTTCCCATCCAAAATACTTGACCATCTGCATAAACAACAGCATGTTGTCCAATACATCCGCAGTTAGAACCTACTTGTCTTATAGAAAATGTAAATGGTGGACCCACGAACTGCATTACATAGGCGGCTGTATCTGTTAAAATTAAATTATAATCTTTACCAGAAACTGCAGCTACAATTTTATTACCTGTATCTAGTCTAAATGTTCCTGCTGTATTTGTTGAAGTAGGTTCATAAACGCTAAAATTTTCTTGATCACTAAATCTAATAAACATAGGATCTTGTGTAGTGCTGTTTCCAATAGTAGTTTCAGTTCCAAAATGAACAACGTGTCTATCCCTATCAGATACAATTGTTTGCCTAGAAGATGTAGGCGCGTTTGTCATAATTGTTGCTCTATTATTTAAAGGATTTGCAGCACCTGCATTCCAAACAAATGTTTTACCATCTTTTATTGTAGCTATTAATTGTTGTCCAAAATTATCTAATGACCATGATCCTGGATCCAGTATTACTTGAGTAGATGTTGTTTGATTTCCCCAACCAACAGTTCCCCATGTGCTTGTACCCCAACCATATCCATACGTTTGGATAGTAGGCCCTATTTCTTCATAAGGGTTTATACTAGCTGATCCAGCGGCCGTCATTGGTGATCCTGTTTCAGTAGTTTGCATAGTTATCGTAAAAGAATTTGTAGCAGTTGTAAGTACTTCAAAAGTAAAACTTGTAAAGTCTGTGTCTACAAAAGAAGATGACCCTGGTACTGTCACTGATGTAAAAGTAATATATTCACCTACATCTAAAACATGTGAATTTTTATTTACAGTTATTGTGCTCGAACTTGCTGTAGATGTAAAAGTGGCTCCTGTTATTGCAGTGGCTAAAGGTGTAATGTCATAGAAAGCATCTTCATAATAAATATATAATGCTTTTGATGTACCTAATGCAGCATATTTCCTACCTTCTAAATCATTCCAACAATGTTGAGCTCTAGCAGGCCCTGAGATTGTTTTTTGACCTATAGCTTGAAAACCACCTATTTTTTCAGGTTGACCATATCTAAATCTTACAAAGTTACCATCTATCCATTGACCCTCAGCACCCGAAGGTGTATCTGATTTATTTAGTCCTGGTCTTATCTGAACATTTGTTAAAGGCATAATGTATTTTACACCATTTTATAGTTTCTTCCAAGTAGCAGGGTTAGGTATTAAAATCTCACTCACTTTGTTTTTTTGAGATGTCATAATAATATCTCCACTTATTGATATGCGTGGTGACTTTTCTTCTGTTTTTTGTGTTCCGTGTTTAAGTGAACTGGGAAATATTAGTAGTTGGCCAGGCTCATTATTTATCATTAAGTTTTGATGATTTTGATCATTCCATTCTGTAGCCTCTGGCATATAGAATCTTTGTGATGGTTCATAAAATGTAATCGATGAGTGGTTTTTATTTTTAAGAACATAATAAACAAAACTAAAATGACTTGCTCCATGATCGTGAGCCGATATATGATCACCTTTATCTGTGTATGCTACCCATGATTTTGTTATAAAATAATCAACATCTTTATATTTTAAATTTTGTAAAAAGGTATTTAAATTTATTTTAAGTTCATTAAAAAAATTATTGAATTTTTTATTTAATTGTAATTGATCACCATATAAAGA